GTCCCGTAGAACCGTTGAGGCTATTTACGACTTGGTTACTTTGAGCAGCCGTCGTCAGGAAAGCCGGGAAGTTCAACGATAGACCGCTGCTGTTTGCCGTAACGGACACGCCGTTAGCCGTCAGCGCCGTATTGGTCCCAAGGAAATTGGATCCGGCGTTGGACTGCATGGCAGTCGTCAGGTAAGCGCCTGCAGATTGCAAGGCCGTCGTGATGTTCGACGCAAGGCCGAAAGTGATAGACGATCCGTTAGTCGAAGATGACAAAGACGAACCGACAGCCAGACTTATCGCGCCAGAAGATCCGTTGACGTTGGATACATACGACGTTGGCCCCGCTTGGACGGAGGCCGTTAATACCGACGAATTAGATAGGCCGAAAGTGACGCCATTGCTATTGGCAAATGACAACGTGCCAGACGTTTGCGTCTGAGTACCGGCGATGATGCCACTGATTCCTGTCTGCGCCCCGGCAACGTTGGCACCAGAAATAGTAATCGTTGCGCCACCTGCGCCCGTGGACTGAGACAACGTAATGTTGTTTCCGCCCGCAAAAACGATTTGATTGCTGATCGTACCTGTTGTGCCAGACGTATTTCCGCCAGAGGACACGCCTGCAGAGAAAGCGGGAGCGCCAATGCTGATGGTGCTTCCGGCAGAAGCAATGCTAACAATGCCTGTTCCGCTAATCGACGATGTGGCGGGAACGCTCTGGCCGGAAAGCGAAATGTTCAGACCGGCGCTATTGAGCGTCACGCTTCCTGAAATGTTGGTTCCGCCAAATCCAGTACTTGTTCCGGCAACCGTGACAGATCCAGAAGAGCCATTGACCTGCTGAACATACGAAGTCGGAACTGTTGGAACGGTATAAGAACCAACGATAGCGTTACCGGCAGACGTGTAGAACGTCAAACCATTGGCATTGCTAAAACTAGCATTGGTCAAAAGCGTTGCTGTTCCGCCGCCCGTATTGTTGGTGGCAGCAACGACAGCAAAGTTTGAAACCGTAGATTGAGCGGCAGTCGTTAAGTACGCGCCTGCGGATTGCAAGGCCGTCGTAATGTTCGACGCAAGGCCAAAAGTGATAGATGAACCGTTAGTCGAAGATGACAACGATGATCCGACCGCAAGACTTAATGCGCCAGATGAACCGTTGACGTTCGATACATACGATGTCGGTCCTGCTTGAACCGAAGCCGTCAAGACAGATGAATTTGACAGGCCAAAGGTGACGCCGTTGCTGTTCGCAAACGATAACGTGCCAGACGTTTGAGTCTGAGTTCCGGCAATGATGCCACTGATGCCGGTTTGAGCACCCGCTATGTTGGCACCAGAAATAGTTAGCGACATGCCTCCGGCACCGGTAGAGCCGGACAGAGTAATGTTGTTGCCGCCCGCAAGAACCAACTGGTTGGAAACAGTTCCGCTTGTTCCAGACGTATTTCCGCCTGAGAAGCCCATCGAAACGGCAGGAGCGCCAATGCTGATTGTGCTTCCGGCGGACGCGATGCTGACCGCCCCCGTTCCGCTAATAGATGACGTGGCGGGGACGCTCTGGCCGGATAGCGCCAGATTCAGCCCGTTGCTGTTGAGCGTCAGGCTTCCTGAGATATTCGTGCCGCTGAAACTGGTATTGGTTCCGGCGACGGTAACTGATCCAGACGATCCATTGACTTGCTGTACATACGATGTCGGTACGGTTGGAACCGTATACGACGCAGTCAGGACCGACGAATTAGACAGGCCAAAAGATATGCCGTTGCTATTTGCGAATGACAGCGTGCCAGACGTTTGAGTCTGAGTACCGGCAATAATTCCACTAATGCCTGTTTGCGCCCCGGCGATATTAGCGCCAGAAATGGTTAGCGACATACCCCCGGCACCAGTAGAGCCAGATAGGGTGATGTTGTTCCCACCCGCAAGAACCAACTGGTTGGAAACAGTTCCGCTTGTGCCTGATGTATTGCCGCCAGAGAAGCCCATCGAAACAGCGGGTACACCAATGCTGATTGTGCTGCCCGCAGAGGCAATGCTGATCGCCCCAGTGCCACTGATCGAAGATGTGGCCGGGACGCTCTGCCCGGATAGCGCCAGATTTAGCCCGTTGCTATTGAGCGTCAGGCTTCCTGAGATGTTCGTGCCGCTGAAACTAGTATTCGTTCCTGCAACAGTGACAGAACCGGATGAGCCGTTAACCTGCTGAACATACGACGTAGGACCGGCCTGAACAGATGCCGTCAAAACAGACGAATTTGACAGTCCAAAGGTGACGCCATTGCTGTTGGCAAATGACAAGGTTCCAGACGTTTGAGTCTGCGTACCGGCAATGATTCCGCTAATGCCCGTTTGTGCTCCGGCGATATTTGCGCCAGAGATCGTCACAGTAGCGCCGCCCGCGCCAGTAGACTGAGAAAGCGTTATGTTGTTGCCGCCGACGAACAACACCTGATTGGTGACTGTTCCGGTATTGCCAGAAGTATTGCCACCTGTAGAAACGCCTGCAGAGAAAGCAGGAGCGCCAATAGAAATGGTGCTTCCTGCAGAAGCAATGCTGACGATTCCGGTGCCACTGATCGACGAGGTTGCCGGAACGCTCTGACCAGATAGGGCAAGGTTCAGACCATTGCTGTTAAGCGTCAGGCTTCCTGAAATGTTCGTGCCGCTGAAACTGGTATTGGTTCCTGCAACAGTGACTGATCCAGACGATCCATTGACCTGCTGCACATACGATGTCGGAACTGCCGGAACCGTATACGACGCGGTCAGAACAGATGAATTGGACAAGCCAAACGAGATGCCATTGCTGTTGGCAAACGACAGGGTTCCAGACGTTTGCGTCTGTGTCCCCGCGATGATGCCGCTGATGCCTGTCTGCGCGCCCGCAATGTTTGGACCCGAAATGGTCAGCGACATGCCCCCGGCGTTGGTTGAGCCAGAAAGCGTGATGTTGTTTCCGCCCGCAAGAACCAACTGGTTGGAAACAGTTCCGCTTGTTCCAGACGTATTGCCGCCAGAAAGACCCATCGAAACGGCAGGCGCGCCGATGCTGATCGTGCTGCCCGCAGAGGCAATGCTGATCGCCCCAGTGCCGCTAATCGAAGAGGTGGCCGGGACGCTCTGCCCGGATAGCGCCAGATTCAGGCCGTTGCTGTTGAGCGTCAGGCTTCCTGAGATGTTCGTGCCGCTGAAACTGGTATTGGTTCCGGCGACGGTAACTGATCCAGACGATCCGTTGACCTGCTGCACATAGGAGGTCGGACCCGCCTGAACAGACGCCGTCAGAACAGACGAGTTCGACAGGCCGAAGGTCACGCCGTTGCTGTTCGCAAAGGACAACGTGCCCGACGTAAGCGTCTGGGTACCCGCGATGATTCCGCTGATGCCCGTCTGAGCGCCCGCCACGTTGGGGCCAGACAACTGCATGCTCAGGCCATTGCTGTTCAGGTTCAGCGTGGCCGAGACGTTTGTTCCGGCGTAGGTCGTCCCCGTTCCCGCGAACTTGGTCGTCTGGGAGGACGGGAAGGCTGCTGACGTGATCGCCGAGGTGGCGCTCGTGGCCTGAAGCAGGCTTGAGTTAGACGACGCAAAAGCGTTCGTCGTGATGTTCGATGTGGCGCTTGTGGCCTGCAGGAGGCTTGAGTTCGACGAGGCAAAGGCATTCGACGTGATCGCCGACGTGGCACTCGTTTGTTGGAACAGGCTCGACTGCGAGGTTGCAAGCAGAAGACTGGAGTTCGACGAAGCAAAGGCGTTCGACGTGATCGCCGAGGTGGCGCTCGTCTGCTGAAACAGCGACGACTGAGAGGTCGCAAGCAGCAGACTTGAGTTCGACGACGGGAATGCCCCGGTCGTGATCGCCGAAGTGGCGCTCGTCTGCTGAAACAGCGACGACTGCGAAGTCGCGATGTTGTTCGTCGTGATGTTGGTCGCGGCGTAGTTCGTGTTGACCGACGCCGTAATGACCGACGAGTTCGACATGCCAAACGTGACGGTCGGGCTTGTCTGGAAAACGATGGTGCCGGTGTTGGCGGACTGCGTGCTCGCCGAGATGCCAATGCCGCCGCCCGTGTAACTGGCGGTGATGTTGTTGCTGCTTAGGCCGAAATTGACGCCATTGCTGTTGACGAAATTAACGGCGGTAAACAGGCCGGAAGACGTTCCGGCGGAAACAACCATCTGCCCCGTACCGACAGGGCCGGTCGGTCCTTGAGGGCCAGTTGGCCCCGCAGGGCCAGTTGGGCCTATTGCACCCGGAGGACCTTGCGGGCCAACCGCCGCGATCTCTACGGTTTGGATATCGGTTTCGGTAACCGAGACTGTGGTCTCAGGGGTCTGAGTGACCGTGACCTGAGTGGGATCGCCCGAGTTGACCTCGACGACAGTCGGGCTTTCAGTGACATTTACTTGAGTCGGAGGATCATTCGCCATTTTAGCGCGTCACATCTGGAGAAACGGTTACTGAACCTTGCAGCAATCGCGTAACTATACCTCCAGAGGACGTGAGGATCAGATCATAAACCCCACGCAGCCACGAAAACCCTGCCGTCGTCGTCGAGGGAATGGTCAGGGTAATGGTGCCTGCCGTGCCGCCCAACACGATGTTGCCGTTGGCAGTGCTGCCTTCGTACAAGATCGTGGTTGATTGCGGGGTCTGCCGGATCTGAAGATCAGCAGAAAATCCCGTCAGGTCGACGGGAACAGCCGTGGTTGAAGTCGTCGTGCAGGAGCAGTCAGTCGAGCCGCCAACCTGCCACAAGAAGACCCGAATGAACGTAGCGCCCTGCTCGATGCAAAGGTTGTAAGTCCCTGCGCTCATACTTGGTCTCCAATGTGGCTTTCAGCCTTACAGGCTGACGACATTGTACTGGGTCACCGTCATGGTGACAGTCCCAGTACCGCTATTCCAAATCACGCGAACAAAACGCGGAGCAAACGAAAAACTGCTCATGGCGCTTGCCGTCGCGCCAACGACAGCGGCGTCTGCGCTTGGAAACCATGTCATGCTGCCCACGGGGACCGGATTGAACGGATCGTTTGGATCGTCCATGGACTGCTGAACGGTGTAGTTACCCGTGCCGCTCAAGACGCACTGGATGTTCACCTGCGGATGGGCCCACTCGTCCAGTCGGACCAAGTTGGACGTTGCTTGGCCTGTGTTGGCCGTCACTACGATGGAACGCATTACCTTGTTCCTTATTAAAAACGGGGGCACGAGGCCCCCGTTGATGCATCACAAACTGGGAGAGGGGGCCCAGTCTATTACATGCCCATTTCGTCCGTGTGGCCCTTGGGCGGCGTGCCCTTGTGAGCCGTGAACGCAAAAATGTTGCCGGAGGTCTTGCCGCCATGCTTACGCGGCTTACGACCCGCGTGATGCTTGCCGTGATGACCTTCGACCTTCATCTCATGTTTCACATGACCGCCGTGCTTCCGCTTGGCACGACCGCCGTGCTTCCGCTCTTCAGCCTCGTGAAATTCCTTCTTAGCGTTGTTACGCTCTTCCGGCTTGCTCTTGAGATCCTGTTCCGCTTCATTCACGCCGCCAGTGGCTTTGTGATGACGTCCTTTATGACCTTTCATTTCTTACTCCCAGATCAGGTGTACTGACCGTTGGTAAAGTTATTTGCGGCCTGCAAGTAGCAGACCACAAGTACCGCCGTCCCCGTGCCGCTGCCTGTCGACTGCGTCCAGATCTGAACGTCCTGCGTCGCACTGGAATTCAACCAGTTGGCGATCAGGCTCGTCACAGGAACGGTGTACTGACCCTGAACCAGTAAAGCGTGCGCGATAGCAGAAGCCAACTGGCTTCCACCGCTCGCCGTTCCAATGTTCAGCGTGTCAGAGCCGCTGGTCCATGACGCCGTGACGTTGATGTAGATGTCAGTGATCAGACTCTGTGCAGGGATGACGATAGAGGTCGCCGTCGCAGAAGCCGACTCCGTGATAGACGCAAACTGCGCCATCTGCACGAAGCCGACGTTCTGAGTTCCACTGCTTCCGCCGACACCGGCAAGATTGCCGGTGCCGTCAGAGTTAAGCACGTTGCCCGCAAGGATCGGCCCAGTTAATACTGTGCTGCTCATTTCGCTTCTCCTTACGAGGTCGGGAACGAGCCCCAGATGGCGCGCCAGTTGTAGTACCCAAACGAGTACCGCTCGTAGCCCTTGACCAACAGATTGTCCGTAACGAAGTCGACCTGCATGTCCATTTCGTACTTGACGCGCTCCATGTAGGAGAGACCGTCAATGTTGGTGAGCAGGAACCATGCATAAGGCGAGGTCAAGAAGTCGTTGACCATGTAGCCTTCCGGCAAGCCGCCCGCCGTCGAGAGGATCGCGTTGACATCGTTATCCGCAGTACCCGGACGCAGTTCCGTCTTGAGAAGACGAATCGCAACCGGTTCCAACTGCGGAGGCACAATCAACTTGCGGCCACGAGCGAAGACCTTGAGGTTCGCCATGTCGCGGAAGTTGGTACGAATCGAGATCATCGCGTTCAGCAGCGTGGCCTCATTGAGGTCAACCTGCGTCGAAGGCGTGTTCGCAATCGTATTGCCGTCGATGGGGTGGCTCGTCGAGCACAACGAAACACCGTCACCGCCGATGTTCGCATTGTACGTCGTCGCGGTGTTAAGGACGTTCGCGCCGTAGATTTCCTTGGTCTGCTGAAACGATTCAATCAGACCGAGGTTCGACGGATGGAACTGCGTCTTGTAAAGGTTATCGTCAATCGCCTTGCGGGTGATCGCGTAACCGAGCGCAATTTCATTGTGCTCTTGGTTGTAGATGAAGCGCTCGCCCGAGTTGTTGTCGAACGAGGTCTGAGCACCTTCCGTCTTCAACTGCGCCAGACCGAGGTAACGCATTTCAGCGGTACGCTCAAGGGCGAGTTTCGAGTCATGCTTGGTGAAGATCTTGTCGTACTGAGACGGAATCATCTCGTACTTGCCTTCAATCCCGCGAAGACCCGGAAGCAGGAGGTCCTTAATAGCACTTAAATTAACGGCCATTTTTAGTTACTCCTTAGACGGTGCCGGTCAACTGCTTGGTCTCGACGTTGTTAAACGCCACGACCACATAGTTGTATGCACCGCTCTGGGTGCCTTGAGCATTCGGCGGATCGGTGGGAACAGCCATAACACGGAACGGAAGCGTCGCCGTG